TCCTGAAAGTATATTTACACTGACTCACACAGGTATCATGCTCAATAACAAAGTGCTACCTGTAACCATTTACAACGTAGTACCATTCAATAAAACATTCTGGAATTTAATCAAAAACAGCCAGGAATGTCCTACAAATACAGATAACGTATTGAATGAATGCTTTAATAACCGTTGCACTCTGCAAATATGTCCTTATGGACTAAAACAACAAAGTCCATAAGGAGTTTACTCACATCTGACAAAATCAATATAAACAGCCCCTCCGGAGAGGGGCTGGAGAGTGGCGCTATGTGCCATTGCATGGTGCCGGGTGCCTCCCGGTGAATTCAGTACCAGCACCTGAATCCGCGATTATCCCATATACCTACTCGCTGATTGCCCCTCCGCACAGGGGGATTCACCATGCCAGTTTCTTTTAACAAACTCCCCGCAAACCAGACAACAGTCAACCGCCTGAATTGTGAAGTATTTAAAAATTTCTCCCGCTAACTGATACCCGGCTAACAGTCTGGCGTTTTCTTTTTCAGCAACGGGAAAGCAACAACCACCACACCCGCCACCAGCACACCGTCAGCCAGCACTGACATTATCCGGCTGCTGCAATGCCACTCACAAAAACAGTAAGCAATCACTTTTTACCGTAACAAGTGATAATCCAGATATGTATCTACCCCAGATGAGTAATCCGAAGTTCATCCATACCACAGGTCCTGGCTATTCTGTTGTACTCCTGAACAAGAGCAAATAATTCTGAATTAGCAACCATGAACTCATCGCAAACCCTCTGTATAGCATCACTATTCAGAATAATAACGTCTCTTCCCGAAAGACGATCAGGAGTACAGAACAAAACTGTCAAACGGCTGAAGGCCTTTGCTCGTCCTGCATTGACTATATCAATACGCTGCCTAAGGATGAAACACCCCGACGCCTCATCAATATTCACTCTACCCACACCATATGAATGATAAATATTTAATGCTGAAAAAACCATTAGACCGTATAACAAACACTCAATCAATACTTAACAGAACTTTTATTTTTGACAAACATAAAATATTTTCAACAATATCCTGAGCCAGGTATATTTCAGTATAAGGCTCTGCCGGAAGGAATCTGGAAGAATGAATATAGCGCGCTGTACTGGATTCGAACCAGTGACCGATTGCTTAGAAGGCAATTGCTCTGTCCGGCTGAGCTAACAACGCTGAATACCGATAATGGACCGCCATCGGGGACCCGCCCCCGCACCAACAACCCTGTTATCGTGTCGTCTGCTCTTCCTGATAAGCTAATGGCGGTTTGTGATGGTGGCCCTTGCTGGATTTGAACCAGCGACCTGGCGATTATGAGTCGCTCGCTCTCACCACTGAGCTAAAGGGCCGGGAGCAGAATAATAACGGTCCGTAATTAATTCCGCAATAAAAAACCCGCTCGGCGGCGGGTTGTAGAAACTCTTCTAACGTCAGGCATAAAAAGCCCATTATTATGACGAATTTACCACAGATTCCGGAAAAATCAACCTTGTTACCTAGTTACCTTTTTTAACTGCCGCTCAGCCCATGCTTCTTCAACATCAAACCGGGTCACCAGCGCATCATAGAATTTCTTAACTGTTTTTTCCCATGACGCGCGTGTTATCTGGTTTGTCACCTCGCATATAGCATTAAATGCCTCCGTTGATGGTAGTCTTTCATAGCCACGACCACCACAACGCTGGCAGTCTCTGATAACAGGCATACCACGTTTTACCGACTCTTCACGATGAATGGCGACACCACGCCCACGGCAATCCTTACAGGCGGTGGAAACCTCACCCTTTCCGCCACACTCCGGACAGGCAACTTTTACCACCTCCCTGACTTTTTTCCATTCTTCCCAGTAAGACGAATACACACCTTTCGTACACTTTGCCCATACCGGCGGCTTACCATCCGGATACTGGACCTTGTTTGTAAAAACTACGCTTTCAATAAATTTTTCCCCATAGCAACAAGGGCACTGCTTTTTACTCGCTGCGCTGCGGGCATAATCCTCAAAAGCGTACGAAGCCATAATGCGCATCACTACCGGTTTTATTTCTGCCGGAAGTTTTCTCAACGCCGCCACACGATCGCACCGACTGAGTGCATAATCTGCCAGTAATTCTGTTGCCCGCGCCCTGTCATTCATACTGATGCCCATTTTCCCCAGGAACGCAGAAAAACCCATCTCAGCCCGATTCTGTGTCATGCCCTGCGCGGCCATCACATCAGTGATACTCAGCGCATCTTTTGACGTTGAGGCCGATGCATCGGTCAGGCCAGGGGATTTTGGGGAGTAGTATTTCGGTAAATCTTCCAGTTTCATTTTTTGACCTGCTCTTCATGCATTATGGGGTAAATCTTCACCCCCATACGTCCACCAGATACTGGCTGACCACGAACGATATTGATTTCATCAAACTGCTCATCGTCCATTAACACTCCCGCATGCGTCAGCGCATCCAGCGGTGCTTTCAGGATATTGTCCAGGTCGCGACGACGCTTATCCGGTGGCTCTGCAATCACCTTTATCGCCAGCCTTCCGGACAGGCTTAATTTCAGCCGCTGCTGGCGAACAATAAGCGCCACATCACGGCGATAACGCTCACCGGCTTTTGATACAAAATATGTGCTGCCACGACGTCGCCAGTAAGTGTTCACCGTTGGCGGGTAAGGCAAAACAAATTCTATGCGTTCAGTCATTCATGCTTTCCACTTCAGGACACCCGAATTTCTCGCGTGCATTAAAAAACGAATCAGCAACAACAGCTGGCTGCCGTGTTTTTCTTCAAAATCTTTTACCCCGGCGTGTAGTTCGCTATGGCATTTACGGCACAGCGGAATAACAAACAAATCATCAGCCTTTGTTCCCATCCCTCCCAGTCCATGACCAATGATGTGATGCGGATCATCTGCCTGATTGCCACACGTCATGCATTTCTGCGTTTTTACCCAACGCGTGTATACAGGCATATCTTCCCGTTGTGGTTTCTGGCGCTGGAGATACTGAGCCGGTGGCTCCGGATCAACGGCAATGCTGACCACCGTCTTTTCCTGTGGCGGGTTTTGCTGGTGGGCGTGAGGCAGCGGCGCAAGATTTTTTGTGCGCTGTTTCAGGATGCTGGTGGCTGTCTGCTCTCCCGGTATGATGTCGCTTTCGCGGTACACCGAGCGGATTTTTTCCGCACGTAACCCCAGAGAACGACGTAATACCGTCTCCGGTAGTGCGTCCGCTACGTTATTTATGGTTGCCCACCAGGATAATTCAGCCAGCGATAATTCCCGCTCCTGCGTGCCATTCATTGCATGGCGTATGACGTCAATCATCCATGCTGACAAATTTTGGTGAGCAAGCTGCCCGAGTGATTCGGAAGTCTGGTCACGCAGCTGGTTGTCGCAGTGCCAACACAACACCATTGCACCGGTACCGTAACGATGTATGACGGTTTCGCTGTGATGGTAGTCACCATGAGGCCACTGGCAGGATTTAATGTGGCGTAACAGCCAGTCAGACAGTGCACCAGCACCACCAGCAGCACGAATCACCCGCTCATCGCTGAAAAATGGCAGTAGTGATTTATCCTCCGCCAATGGCTGGCGAACGGCAGGAACGACTCCGGACGGCAGACCGCGCATGCTTTTCGGTTCCGGCTCCACCAGAACTCGAGGGTTATGAAATACCTGCATGGATTCACGGCCCGGTTTTAGCACCACCAGCCCAAGTTCCGGTACCGGAACAGGTCGAAGTAATACCCGCACGTTACCTCCAGATGCGTTGCTGGAATGTGCGGGACGGACGCGGTGGGCGTTCGGAATAAGGGAGTCTGACGTAGATTATCCAGAGACGATAATCGAGGCTGAGGGCTTTCTTAATCTCGTATCCGTGTCTGCGGTAGCGCTGAATCAGCCATTCAGCCTGTTCTTCGGTGCAGGGATCGTGCTGATACCAGTCATATTTGAATGCATGAGAGCGCCGCCCGTGCCTGCTGGCAAAGGCGGCTGAATTATCAGAATTGTGTAGTCTGGAATTTTGCGCCATCGGCTTTCTCCGGTGGCACAGTGTTACTCAACAGGGGTTCAGCCCTGCGCTGAATTGTAGATGAATTCACTCATCTTCAAAAGCAGAAAAACCAGCCTTAATCCCAGCTTCTTTCAGAGACGGCAACGATGTGACAAATTCATTTGCACGCAAAATAAAACCATCCGTCACAAGCCCATCCACCAAATGAATTAACGCAGCTCCACTCTTCCTTTGTTGAGACTGTAAACATTTAATACGGCAGTGGCTGACAATTGCGCCATTCTCAACGCGCACAGTATAGAGGCCATCTTCACTAAAAATTTCACGTAATTCTCTGATTTTCATCAACAGAATCCTTCCAGATAAATAGCACTCCCCTGTTTGGGGTCCATCCCTCTTCTCCCTGCGCGCTACTTAAGTGCATCGATTCTAGTCAGGCATACCAGCTAATCAACAAACCCTGGTCGGTTAAATAGAAGAATTGGCTAAAATTTAGTCCATTAAAATAAAAAACCCGCCGAAGCGGGTTTTCATTGGAAGCACCTTTAGTTTTGCTGTTCTATTTTAAGCTTGATAGTTTCATACAAAACAATAGTTGCGCTTGTTTTACATAATTCCCGGCTGTCATACGCGCGAGACCAATAACACAACCAGTTCTCGAGATCTTCTCGAGTATAGGTTTTGCAGGCCAGTCCCTCTGCCATTTCCACGATTTCATCGCCTGGTGCTGTTAACTCATAGCCATTCAACAACAAGAAGACGTAACCAGCCATCATAGCTGTTCGTTTGTTCGCATTAGCAAACGGATGATTCTGAATCAGACTTTCAATCAATACCGATGCCAGTACAAACATGTCATTAGTCTGTTCATACCATCGAACCATGCTGGGACGGGCCTGAGAAGAACTTAAGTTATCTGGACTCAGAACACCAACGGGCTCATCTGGCGTCTGTAATTCAATTAGGGAATGATTGATTTCAACAAGATCATCAACCGTAAGGTAATGCACTCCTTCAACAATCTCAGCCATAGAGTACAATACCCATCATTACACTTTTGAAAGTTCTTCCATGGCTTTCTCATAACGAGAAAAACCGAAATCAAAAGCATTTTTCACTTGTTCACGATGTGCGCAGTTTTCATCAATCACTGGGCGAGGGACTGCCACAACGCTTTTATCGCGAGGCGGAATACTCAACCGCGTGTGTTTTTTGAGTGGGCAGCTCATACTAATGAGTCCTTTTGTTTTCCGATTATTGGCAAAGCCATGCACCAAATTTGATACAAAATAGATCTGTTTGAGATCCTTAGGATAGTCTCATGGTAGCTAAAATTACAACCTCATAATGCGACGAAAAACCCGCCGAAGCGGGTTAAGTGCGGGTGCGTTGAGGATGCCTGACACATCAGAGGCGGCGAGGGATTCTCCCCCGCCTGGTCTCTTACTCCTCAGGTTCGTAAGCTGTGAAGACAGCGACCTCCGTCTGGCCGGTTCGGATTCGTACCTCGCAGAGGTCTTTCCTCGTTACCAGTGCCGTCACTATGACGGTTAAACAGATGACGATAAGGGCGATTAACATCGCCTTTTGCTGCTTCATAGCCTGCTTCTCCTTGCCTTTCGGCACGTAAGAGGCTAACCTACATGTGTTCAGCATGGATTGAGCCTCAGATTAATGTTAAGCGTCTTGCAGGACGCGTAATGTTAACTGGGGCTTTTCTCTATCTGCCTTTTGGTGTTCATGCCTGAGACAGATAGCCTCAAGCACCCACAGTCATTCTACTTAACTAAGATTTCCCCGCAAACCGTTTTTATCCCCAGCTGCAAATCGAATACACAACAAGTGCTGCCGCCATTGCAATTCCTTTCGTTGTGAATGCCTCCGGCCAGGTCATCGTAAAACATCCTCCGCGCTTATCAGCCCATTCCGCTCCAGATACCCCATCGCCATATCCGGTAATTTGCAATCTGGTTTCGCTTTTTTCAACTGACTTACCAATTGTTTAACCAGCATTACCAACTCTTCCTCATGTGAAAGTGATGCCGGTTGCGCAGCGTACAGGGGTTTTGGCGCAATGGCTGAGTGTTTTGCGTATGCCGCAACAGATTCAGCATTGAACAAAACCATATTGTGAGCACAGGACCATGCAACTGGCATTGCTTCAAGTGAGGCAAGCGCAATACGGGCAAGCGCAAGATCCATTTCAATGGCAACTCTTGAAGTCTTAAACACGGTCTGTCGCGCAGCAAATTTCATGGATTTCACACTTTCATTAGCATGAGCAATCAATTGCTCTCTGGTAAATTTCGTCATATTTTTCTCATCCAGTCCTGTCGCTATGCCTGCGCAACCATTCCCCCACAATTACATCACAGGGGGTAATGGTTTCAATTCAGTGGCCACCGCGAGATTCACATCATTCACAATAAATCATAAAAATACACGCAATCACAGACCATAATAAAAGAACTGTTTCGGCCACAATCACAAGACCTTCCCACATTTCTTTTTCCCACACCTCCTGAAACCAGAGAATCGGCATATCGCCCCCCTCTGAAAAACAACCACATGCCCTAGCTTCTCCGCCAGAGCCAGTTCCGCTTTAGCGCCTGCTGACCGTTGCCAGTCTTTCAGCATATAAATCGCATCCACGCTACGTATCATTGCCATGCAGATATCCATGTAGTGCTGCTGTGTCAGCCCGTCCGGAAGTACTGCCGGGTTCAAGACTGTATGCCCTTCCCGTTTCAGTTCCTCTTCCGCCTTGTGGAACGCCTCACGGTTGAAATTTTTATACCCGGTCATTGGACCGGCAATATAAACTCTCACCCTCACTCCTGAACTCTCCTGTCGAAATAAACGTAGTTATTCACTGTGCGCAACGGCATTCCAAATTTTCTGGCGATTTCTCTCCTGGGTACGCCACGCTGATGCAGCTGTCGCGCCAGTTCAATATCACTCTGCGGATATTTTGTTGACTGGTGATAATCACCCCGTAACATCAGGCTGACACCCAGTTCCCGCGCTTTCGTTCTGACAGCATCACCTGTACGACCGGTCAGCCTCCCAATGCTTTCGACCGTCATCGTTCCCGCACACTGCCGGAGTATCATGATTTCAGCCTCGTACCACTTCTTCCAGCCACTCACCGCTGCAGCTCTCCGGTCGCGGTAATATCACGAAGAATATCCCGGTGCTTGTTCAGCTCCCGCAGCGCGGCGCAGACTCGTTCCCACTTCTGGACATGACTTTTCGCCCGACGCAGTTCGAGGTTTGCCATATGCAGCGATGGTAAAATCAGGTCATCCGCTCGCGTTTCAGTAAACGATGGCAGCGACTGCACAATGCCCGCTACAGTTTCTGTTTTAATTTCTTCCTGTGTTGCGGCTTCCCGGACTGGTAACGCAACACCTGCTGGCTGAGGAAAGGCCTTACCATCATTTTCCGTTACCGATGCTGCTTTCGGCTCTGCTGGTAAATTACCGCCCGGCATGCAGTAACGAAATTTACCGCTCTGATTAACGCGTGCCAGTCGCCCCGTTGCAGTTACCACCGCCAGCGTGGAAGCAACCTTGCGAGTACTGATGCCGAACTTACCCGCCAGTTCTTCACACGTTTTAGCCCCATCCTGACCGATAAACTCAATCATCATGTCTGCTGTAACTTTTTGTTCGACCTCCCCGGTCAGCATATCCTGTGCTTCAGATTTTACTGGCCGCTCTTCGGTTACCAGGGATTCACCTTCGCCAGCCAGAAACCAGGTGTGACCAGTTTTATCAACGACGCCATTTCTTTTGAGTTCCCACAGCTCGTTGAGAACCTCTTCACGACTGATATCAAGTCGCGCGGCCAGTTCTACCGATGTGGCTTTTCCCATTGCTTTCAGTGCGTCAAAAACGGTTTCCATTAAAATTTCCTCCGGACAAAATTACTTCACAACCCTCAGGTGTCTGACATTCGAACGCCAGCTCTCCCAGTTAAAATTCACCCAGCGACCCCCGTTCATGACCATGCGGTCCATCACACGCTCGCCAAGAAGCGTACTCATCGCTACGTGGTTCAGGTTCGTCAGCATTCCGACACTACGCATCGAAGCCGTTCTGCGGTCGACTATCTGGTTCAGTGTGACCTGCTCGTTGCGCGTATCCCGCTGCATTCCGATTTCATCCAGGACAAGCAGGTCAACATCACACAACCCCTGTAAAAATTTTTCGCCTGAGTTTTTGTTGTCGTAGCTGTTGTGTAACGCCAGCATCACATCAGCCACCGTTATCACAATCACGCTGCGACCTTTCGCCAGAAGATGATTGCCAATGGCGGCTGCAAGGTGGTTCTTTCCGGTACCCGGCTTACCGCTGAACACAAAATTCGTGCACCCGGTCATCAGTTCGTCAGCGATGGATTTTGCCTGGCTCAGCGCATGTTTTTGCCCGTCGTTCTGCACCTGATAATTCGCAAACGAGCATTTGCTGTGCAGAGGCTGGATGCCCGAACGATTCAGGATTTTTTCCACCCGCAACTGGCGATTCTGGCGGTTGATCTCCTCGCTACGTTTTCGCCCTTCAGCCAGTTGCCACTCGCGCCACTCATCCACTGTCCGGTACGGCGCGATTACATGCTGCGGGGTCAGCTTACGGATACGCTCAAGAACACCACCTGCCGCGATATTTTTCATGGCCGTTACCCCCTGAACCCCGGCGGAATTTCGGTATCCGGCTCAGAAATATGATTCACACAACGCTGTACAGACGAACGCCCCAGGCGGATAACCAGTTCATCCCATTTTCCGCGAAGCTTTGACGGACTCATGATATTTTTTACCCAGAATGGATCCCGCTGCGCCCGACCAAACATTTCACAAATTTGTCTGTGAGTTCTGCCATCCAGCATCCGCATTGTGCGCACGTCGTTGGCCCATGCGGTCCAGTTGGGTTCTTTCGGTCGCGAAATCTCGCCATCATCGCTGGCGGCCTGCTCGTAAAGACTCACGATTCGCCCCCAGATCCACTGCGCACACGCCAAATCTTCCTGGTTGCCCCACTGGCGTTTTTTTGCACTGAACACAACCGCGTCAGGGTGTCGGGTTAAAAAATCCCGTTCAACCGTCTGCGGGTCCGGTTGCGAAGCTTCCGGACGAGAAGTGTTTTTATTCTCTGTAGTAATCTCTGTTGTATTCTCTGTAAGATCATCAGGCCATTTTGACCCGATGACATTGAGTCGTTTTGAACCAATGGAACGTGCCATTTTAGCCTCTTCCATCGTGTCATTTTGACCTGATGGAGCGGCGCATTTTGAACCGATGGATTCGCTCACTTTGCCACCATCTAAAAGCTCGTTCCCGTAGTTGATCGTGTAGAAATTGGTCATATCGCGCTTTGATTTATTGAGCTTTTCACAACGCAAAAGCCCCAGCGTTTTCAGACTTGCAAACGCGCGCTTTAACGTTGACTCTGACCAGAACGGGAACTGTTCCAGCCATTGTTCCGTTGTGTTATAAACCCAGCGAACACCATCACATTCCATGCCGGAGTTGGTATCTCTCAACCAGTAGTGCAGTTGTTGCAAAACAATGGCTTCGTTTAAGCCAATTTTCATTGCCAGCTGCGTGTTTATAACCAGTGGGCGTTCAGCAAAAAGAAGACTCATAATTCCATCCAGCTTTTTGTTGGTATTGCTGTCGATACGCAAGCTTGAAAGCAATTGCTTTTTCTATAAGTTCGTCAGTTTCACGATCCACTACAGCTGGATCTGCAAAAAGCAGTCCGGATTCCACCACATCGCCATATTCTTTATTTAACCCGGCGATCATGTACGTAATGCTTTTTCCGTCAGTAATTTCACGATACAACCTGAAATCATTAATCCGGATAGCCTCCATAATTGCCGGAATCAGCGCCGTGAATTTTTTCCGCTTATCCCTGGTGTCGATAGCTTTCCAGCGTTCGAATATCTTCACCCGGTTAACGCCCAGCGCCCGTTGATCAACCTCGCCATCATTAAACGTGACGCGTTGAACATCGATGTTCGGGCGTTCTTTCAGAGCCCAGAATGCTTCCGTGATTAATATCGTCGCCTGCTCCTGTGTCATTCCTGGTCGACATACCCAGGCATCCAGAGCCTCACAAACCTGTTCAGGGGTGATTTTCATTGTTCAACCGCCCCGCCCGCTTTGCCTTACGATATTCGTCATAAACTTTGGGGTCGTACTGAAGTTCCCCGTCGGATGCCTCTTGCAGGCGCATCGCGCGACCTTCAGGAACCAGTTCCCCCCATTGAGAAACAGCAGATGGATCAACACCAGCAGCTTTCGCTACTTTGGCTTTCGTCCCATAAAAATTAATTACGTCTGATTTAAACATCACCCCTCCAAAATTGAGTTTTCTCAATAGTAATCACTCAAGGAATCTCAAGTCAAGGGTTATTAAGATATCTAAATATGAACGAGAAAACTTTAGGTCAACGAATTAGAGAAAGACGCAAACAGGTTGGTTTAAGTCAAAACGATTTAAGCAAAGCCGCTGGCGTATCTGGCTCATCAATTTCACTATGGGAAAGCGACCATACAGCCCCGCGTGGGCAAAATTTGCATCGCCTGGCTGAGGTATTGCAATGTTCACCAACTTGGATACTGTTTGGTGACGAGGATAAAACACCAGATCCACCAGTTGCACTCAACAGCGCCTTAGACTTATCGGAAGATGAGTTGGAGATGTTGCGATTGTATCGCGCACTTCCAAAATCAGAGCAGCAAGCACAAATCAGCGAACTCCGTGCCCGCGTTGAGAATTTTAATCGCCTATTCACCGAGCTACTAGAAGCTCGCAAACGTAACAAACATCAGTAATCCCCTTCACAAATTTTAAAGCCTTACATTTCAATGTATTGGCTTTATTTTGCATTAAATATTGAGTTTTCTCATTAAAAGCACTTGACCAACACTCATGAGAAAACTAAATTACCACCCATCAAGACACCGCACGGTGTTCTCAGCAAACAGTTCCGCTACCCGGCGTTAAGGGGAAATGAGGTCAACATGGATACTATCGATCTTGGTAACAACGAATCTCTGGTGTACGGCGTGTTTCCCAACCAGGACGGCACGTTCACCGCGATGACGTATACCAAAAGCAAAACGTTTAAAACCGAAAATGGTGCCCGTCGCTGGCTGGAAAGAAACTCAGGTGAGTGATATGGATTTCGACACAATCATGGA